CAATGTGTATGGAAAGGTACTACATTTAAGAAAGACTTCATCTATAAAAAAGAAATACCTATTAAAATAAAAGATAATGGTGATCAGTATGATATAGAAGATGATTCAATTGATATAGAAGATTTACTAGAAGAAGAATTTGAATATCAAAAAAAGATATCACACGTAAAGGCAATGGTTGAAAGTTTAGACTATGTTGATTATAAACTTTACCATTTAGTCTTTACTTATGGTTATAATAATTCTGGAAAACTATCTAGATATACTGGTATTCCTAGATGTACATCCTGGGTACTTATAAAAGACTTAAAAAATAAATTAAAAAACGGTTATGATACTTAATATACTATTCTACACAGGACTCTCAGTTCTATTCATTTACTCTGAACCAATGATATGGTTCAAAAGACTATTTGGGTTCAAGGAAGAAGAGTTCTACGATAATGGTCAGTATAAACAAACACTACATAAACTAATTACTTGTTTATTTTGTTCTAGTTTTTGGATCACACTTATATTATCACAATCATTCATATTAGCCGTTGTAGTATCACTAGTAACTTGGTTAATTGAAAACAAATTATAAAAATTAATAATTAATATTATGAGAGAAGAATTTAAAATAGAATTAGAAACAATCTTAAAGGAATTAAGAGGTAAGTTAAATATAGAAGCTCACCAAACAGATACTCTATTTAGATTACATAATGAATATTTCCACGGAACACCAGAACACGGTAAAAGTTGTGGGAGTTGTAGAAGTAGAGTCTATAAGAGATTATTGGTTCTTTTCGATACATTAGAAAAATAAATTAATAATATTATGGCTTATAAATATAAAAATGATGATTTAATTGGTGAAATAATTGATAGACGAATTAAGAAGTGTCAATCAACCAGAGAAATACTACAATGGTTACAATCTCCAAATGATTATAAAAAGAATGGATACTCACTTACACAATCTTATAAGTATTTAAAAGATGCTCGTGAATTAATTAAAGAACAATTTGATCACACATCCGAGACAGCCATTAATGAGGCAATCGGTCAGTATGAAGATATGTTGTGTAATATGGTTAAAAAGGAAGACTTTAAACTCTGGAATGATATGAATAAGGAGTTAAATAGACTAAAAGGACTCTATAAAGATAAAATTGAGGTAAAACATAGTGGTGTTTCAATCAATTTCGTTTCCAATAAAACAGAAGATAAACCTTCTAAAAACGATAAAAACGAGGATTAACACCTAAAATGTTAACGCCTCACACATTCACTATCACCTAAAAAAGTTTATTACCTACGAAATATGGCCATTTTTTTCAAACCATCACCCAAACAAGAAGAGATTTTCGATTTATTTGAAGATGATGAGACTACTGAGGTTGTATATGGTGGATCACTTGCTAGTGGTAAAACATATTTACTTGCAAGTTTATTAATTATGAAGTGTCTTCAGTATGATGGTATTCGAGTTGGTTTAGGAAGAGAAACTTTATCGGATTTGAAGGGGAAGACACTTACATCTTTTTTCGAATGTTTGAATGATTGGGAGTTGATTCGTAATACTCACTATACTTATAATGGTACAACTGGTGTATTCACATTTGAGAATGGTAGTGAAATAATTTTGATTGAGTTGTCATATTATCCTAGTGATCCTGAGTACAGTAGGATTGGTGGTTTATTATTAACCTTTGCCGCCATTGATGAGGCATCTGGTGTAAATGTTGATGGTAAACAGATGCTACAGTCTCGTGTGGGAAGGTGGATGAATGGTAAATATAACATAAAGCCTATTCTATTAATGACTTGTAATCCATCTAGGAATTTTCTATATCGTGAATTTTACATACCATTTAGGGATGGTACATTAAAAGATCATCAGAAGTTTATACAGGCATTGCCATCAGACAACCCATATTTACCAAAGGGGTATATTGAGAACTTGGAGAGGACACTATCAATTGATAAGAGGAAAAGGTTATTATTAGGTTTATGGGAATTTGGGGATGATGATACTAATTTATTCAAGGAGGCTGACATTGAGTTAATGTATGACACTTCGATTATTCTTAGTGATGATAGAACTATGAGGTTGAGTAGTGATATAGCCTTCACCACGGATAAGTGTGTATTTGTGGTATGGTGTGGATTAAATGTAACAAATATAATCACATTTAATAAAGTAACGGATGGTACTGTTGTTGATAAGATTAAGGAGATTTGTTTAAAGTATAAGATTAAGACTAATAATGTTAGTTTTGATGCTGATGGTGTTGGTAAGTATATAAGTCAATATTTGCCTAGTGCCAGGGAGATTCATAATGGTGGTAAGACACTAAAGAATCACGGTTATCGTAATTTAAAGACGGAGTTATATTTCAAGTTAAGTGATATGGTTGCTAGTGGTGATATTAAGATTAGTACTGATAAATATAAGAAGGAGATAAGTGAGGAGTTGAGTGTTATCAAGGAGAAGGTTAAGGATGATATTAATAAGATTGAGATAAACAGTAAGGGAGATATGAAGAGAGTATTGGGGAGGAGTCCTGATTATGCTGATGCCTTGGCCTACGGTATGATCTTTCAATTGAGGGGTAATACAATGACTAGTTCTGATTTCATCACATTTGATATGTAAGAACTTAATTGATGTTTAAACATCGAGTTGGGAACCTCCACAGAGATTCATTGGCCATTTCATTTGGTGGTCTCGATTATTATCCTTATCTTTATGATGGTGCCTTGGCCACTAAATGTAATTCTATTTGTTACGGTTCTGACTAGTGCCGATGGTTAAATGTAATTCTATTTGTTACACTTCGTTCTGATAAATTAGAATGATTATAAATAGAGTGGCCATTAGGTGGTCTCATTTATTTTCCTTATCTTTATGATGGAGCCTTGGAAACCAGTGGCCAGTACCTCCACCACCACAGTTCATTCAGACATATCAAAACTCTTCGGTGTTGAACGTTCTGTATATTCTGATATATGAGTATGGTTTGAATAATCCGATTGATTAGAACGAGGGGAATAATCTGAATAGGTGGAGGTACGGGCCATTTGGTTATATCAGATATTATCCGTATATTGTGATGGTGCCTTGGATGTAATGGCCATTACATCCAAGGCGTCAAGTAAAGGTAAGGAAAATAAATGAGACTACCAAAAAGAACTTATTTATCAGAGGAAGGATAAGTTTTTAATATATATTAAAAACTTATAATATAATGGAATATAAAAGAAAAAACTGGGAGACAAAAGAATATCGGAAAAATAAATCTATAAAGTGGCGTGAAGATAATTACGAACGATGGATGTTAATGAATATAAGATCATCGGCAAAGAAAAGAAATTTAGAATTTAATTTAAAACAAACAGATATAATAATACCCGAATTCTGTATATATTTAGGAATTAAGATAGAGATAAATATTGGTAAAGGTAAATGTAGTAACAGTCCATCAATAGATAGAATAGATAATACAAAGGGATATATAAGTGGTAATATTCAAATAATATCTGACTTGGCCAACACGATGAAAAGAAATGCTACAATAGATGAATTAATCACATTTTCTGAAAGTGTTATTAGAATACATAAGAACTAAGGCACCATCACAAAGATAAGGATAATAAATGTAATGGCCAAACAAATCAATCAGTTTATTTTCAATAGACAGACCATTGAGAACCTCCACAACGTTCAGACCATACTGACTAGAACAGGTTCAGACCATTCTGATTATTGTGTATAGACTGTCTGATAAGAACCTATTAGAACTCATTAGAATAATTGTAAAAAATACAATTACATTTGACCTCCACGGCACCATCATAAAGATACGGATAATAATCGAGACCACCTAAGATAACATATTATAAAGTTAATAAACAATAACATTATTCATATAATTAATATTATAAACATAAAAAGAAATATAATAATATGTCACAAACACCATACTTAGTACAGATAGCCAATAAAATAGGAGTAACACAATCAGTTAATGGCTCGTGGATACAGGCAATAGCCGAATCAACAATCAGTGTTACTGGTTCTACACCAGGAGGGGCTGCCGATTATGTCCAATATAATGATGGGTCAGGTGGCTTCACAGGAGATGCCTCATTCACAAGAAGTGTAACGGGACCTTCACAATCATTCTTTGTTAATTCATTAGTGGGTACAGAAGAGTTTTCAATGGGTACAGGAGATTGGGAACCAGTCATTGGTACCCCTATACTTGCTTCTGCATTAAGCTACACAAGTGGAGATATATTCTCAGGTCTATTTGTAGGTGATACTACAGAAGCAGGATTTGGCAAAGGTCTTACTGTGTTCAACCAAGATGATGTATCTGGAGATACTACTATTATTACTGTTACATATTCTGGTATGGCATTTATTATTGCTACTGATACAGTTTCTGGTGGACTTTCTATGGATAATACTTTTTCTGAAATGAGTTTCGAGGAGTTTGGAGTAGCTAAAGGAGAATTGTTGTTAGATGCATCTGGTTCTATTCTTGGTTGGAAAGACGAATCAGCTGGTCCTGATGAAGCTCACGTAAGATCAGATATAGACGGTGTTACGGTTAAAACAGAAATGGGTGGATTTAATTTACCTGATGTTGAGTCATATGATGATGATACGGCTGCTGGTGCAGCAGGACTACCAACGGGTCGAGTGTATCAGACAACTGGATCAGGATCTTCTCCACTTAACGTTGCTGGAATTTTAATGATCAAACAGTAAAACTAAACATTTTTGATATTCTTATAATTAATATTATGGAAGATAAGTTACCAATTTACAATATAGTGATTAATGAGGAACAAGGGTTAGACTTTGTATCATTCGTATCAAACCCAGCCATAATGGAAATGGGAATGGCCTTCTCTAAGAAACAGACTTCATTCAAATTCAATAAGGATAGACAAGTAGTAGTAGGACCGGCAATGATTGCTGGATTACCTCTATATAGAGAAATTGATGGTGAGGGATTTTATGTTGTATTCACGAAAGAAGTGATAGAACAGTTAGTTGAGAAATTTAATAGAGACTCCATATCAAAGAAGATTAATGTGGATCACGAGACAGTGGTTGAATCAGCCTTCATTAAATCCAATTGGATTAAAGAAGATATGAAACACGATAAGTCTAATATGTATGGGTTTGAGAATATTCCAGTAGGTAGTTGGTTCATTGAAGTTAAAGTAGATGATCCTTCTTTCTGGGAAAATGAGATAAAGTCTGGTGGTAAGTTCGGGTTCTCCGTTGAGGGAATGTTTGGATTGGATTACCAAGAATTTAATAAAAAAATAAATGATGAAGATATGAAATTGACACAAGAAGAAATCGATTTGATTAACAAATTCAGAAATGAAACTCCTGAGGTTACAGAAACATTCGAAGAAAAGGATGAAGAAGTAAAAGAAGAGGAAGTAAAGGCTGAGGATGTGGTTGAAGAAGAAGAAGTTGTTGAGGAAGAAGTTGAAGCTGAATCGGATGAAGTGGCCGAAGAGGTTGTTGAAGAAGTGAAGGATGAAGAGTTTGAGATTGATGAAGAAGCTATTATGGCTTTGGTTCAACCAAAACTTGATGAACTTATTTCTATGATTGCCGAAGTTAAGTCTATGGTAGAGAAATCAGAACAACCAGTCGAAGAAGCTCCATCTGAATTTAGTGTAGACACTCGTAGTGAGAAGATCAAACTATTCAGACAAAAGTTTGCTTAAAAACATAAAATTAAACAAAATCGAATTACTTATAATTAATAATAAGTATTAGAAACTAAAAAAAATTAAAAACAAAAAAATGAAGAATAACGAATTAAGATTTGATATTACAGATACTTCAACAACTAACCCAGTTGATTCAGCCGAGATTTACAGAGCTGCATTGATCGAAGGTGGTTCAAAGGAGTTATTCACACCAATCTTGGATGTGAAAGATAAAGCAAGAATCAAAAAAGGTGGATTAGGAAACGTTCTACAAACTGATGGTTGTACATTTAATGACCAAGGTGCAGGAACACTTTCTGAGAAATTAGTTGATGTTTGTGGTATACGCATAAACACTGAATTTTGTCAATCCACACTTGAAACATCATTCGTTTCTCACGAGATGGCATCAGGATCAAACAAAGCAGACTTTGCTCCAGCACAATTCAGAAACTATTTAACATCTGAACTTTCAGCTAAAATGTCAGCTGACTTCGAAGTTGTAACTTGGCAAGGAGATTCAGCAACATCAAGTTACCCAATGGGTCTATGTGATGGTTTGTTGAAACAATTTGGTGCTGATGCAACTGTTGTTGATGTAGCTGCTACAGCATCTATTACTAGTGCTAACGTAATTGGCGAAATGAATAGAGTGTATGATGCACTTCCAGAAGCTGTTAAGTTTTCACCTGATATGAAAATCTTCGTATCTTCGAATGTATTGGGAGCTTACAAACAAGCTGTTGCAAATGCTAGTTCTGAGGCTTATTACACAAAGGATGCACAACCAACATTCTTAGGTATCGAACTTATCTTGGCTCAGGGTCTTCCTTCTAACAGA